GTTTTGTAAAAGTTTTATTTCTTCAGTTAGTTCTTTGTACTCCTCTGTACTAGGGTCTAACTTATTGCGTTTACGCACTAAGTGATGAACGTCCTGAGTTAATTTGTTAATCGTCTCCGACAGCATCTCTTGCCTCTTTTAAGTTGTTGTATCCTTCTTCATCCAAGTGTGTAATAGCAAGCCAAGCGTGAGTCATTTCGTCTCCTGTTCTTGATCCGCCCATTACCCACATATCAGAGTCTGGATTGTTAGGATTATCATCAGTGTTATCGTACCACTGTTTTAGTATAATAACTGCGCCCGCAGGTATTAGTGGTGCTACTTCTGGAGCGTACAAATGACTGTGATGCCATGTTGCACTCCATTTAGAAATCTGGCTAATTTGTTCTGTACGTCCTGTAGCTGGATAAAATATTTCTAAACTTGCTGCGTTCATTCTCAAGTGACCGTGAGGTTGGAAACTATCTAAACGCACAGGGTGGTCGAAAGAATGGAAACCCTGTGTCATTGCATATCCATTGGGTGGGATAACCAAGTCGTCCTGATCCCCTAAGCGATACAAACTCAAATCTTGTTTGTATTTTAATTGTTCGCTTTCCTCTTCTGTGTATAACCAGAGACCAATCTCTACCACATTGTCTTTGATGACAGAACCTGGGGCCATTGCTCCAAGACCACCTGGGAACATGTGAATATCCCAACTGATTTGTGCGTCTGCGGGGATCGTACGACAGACTCCTTCTGGTACAATCTCTCCCCACTTTCCCATAGCGTACTCAGTGAGCATGCCTTCACGCCCTTCTGCTGTGAGAATACTTGAGTTAGCGTGATGTACTACTGACTTAGCTGCACCTCGTGGCTTCACTTGTACTGCTTTGATGCATCTGTCCTCGCTGAGACCGCTTGGTACTAGATGCTTGTGCCATAGATCATTGCCGTTTGCAGGAATGTCAATAGCAACTGAAGGAATGATTGCGTCAGGTGCACCGAAGTCGCCTTCAAAGTTCCATGCTTCTGGATCTCTCATCTCTGGTGCTTGTACTACTGTGTCAGCGTCTCCATAAATAGAACCGCCATTTACCCATGCTACTACTGTGTCAATATCTTCTTGTGCTAGTCGCCAATCGCCTTGTAGGTCTTGAATGCCAATGCCGTGATCGTATGCATAAGGAGGCATTTCTCGTGATGCTACTTTCATAGCAATCAGTGGTGCCCATGGACGAACTTGCTCGTATGTTTCGAAACTCATTGGTCCTATGCCGCCTTGACGATGACATACTACACAGTTCTCGTTAATAATATTTGCCACTTCTTCTGTATATGTTTGTGCGTTGACTCCGCCTGCAACAAATCCTACAGCAAAAAATGTAACCATCGATAGTAGTTTTTTCATAATACACCTTCGTTAATTGAATTAATGTGTACTATTTATAATACGTTGAAATCACATTACTAGTTTGTCACACTTTTTTACAGACATAAAAAAAGGGCTCCGAAGAGCCCTTTCAAAAGTGATTGCTTTAAGCAATTCTTTTTATTCTTACATGAGATTCGTGACTTTAACTTTTCTGTAGTACTGGTTACGTGAAGCAGTGAATGTATCACCGTCAGTAGTACCGTCAGACTGAGTTACGTATGGGTTAGCGATCATGCCGTAACGAGTCTTAAAGCCGATCTTAGGCTGGAAAGTCGATGGGTCAATCGCACGAACCATTTGCAGAGGTACGTATGGGCAGTAGAAGAGACCAGCGTCATATGCGCTAGTACCTTTGTAGCCAGCAACGTAGAACTGCGATGCAGCACCAGTGTTAGCACTGTATGGATCGATGTAAACTTTGTAACGACCGTTGAGAACACCAGCGAAAGTGTTACCAGTATCGTCAACGTTTAGGTTAGTAGAGAGAGCAGGTGTGTAATCGAGTACGCCAGCCATTGCGAGAGCACTTGCAACATCTGATGAACAGATGATGAAGTTACCTTTGCCTCTACGAGTATCTTGTGCAATCACGTTCGCATCACGCTCGATGTTGAACAAGAGACCTTTGAAACGCTCTACTGACCAACGACCGTTTGAGTCAACGTCAAGGTCGAAAGTACCAGCAGTTGCAGTTGAAGCAGCACCCGGCTTAGCTACCTTGTAGATAGTACGGATTACTTCACGGTTGATTTCAGCAAGAATTTCTTGTGAAAGAATGTTAGAAAGCTCAGACTCAGCGTCCAGACCGTGGATTGCTTTCAGGTCTTGTGCGAGTTCGATTGTGTACTCAGCTTTCAATGCACGAGACTTAGCTGTAACAGTAGTCTTCTCGATTGAGAAAGCCATCTCGTTAAGAGTAGTTGAGTCGCCGAAGCCTTCAGCAGTTGCAGTAGATACACCAGTACCTGTAGTGTAAGTACCGTCAACAGGGTTAGAACCTGCGTGGTTAGGGCCATCAGCAGAACTACCAGAGAAGTCAGTATCAGCTTCGTTGAAGAGTGCTTCAGTACCAGTCTGGCTTTCATAGTGTGACTTCATAGCGAAGATCAAACCAGTAGGACCAGTCATTGGCTGAACACCAGCAACGTCATAAGCCATCAAGTTAGGCAATGCTCGTCTAACAAGGCTGATTAGGATTGGGTCGTAGTTATCAACACCGCCACCAGTTTGGTTAGCGTGAGTTGCTTCCATGATGCCACGCTCTTCAGCGAGGGCTTTTTCTTGGTTTTCGAGAACTACAGCAGTTACGGCCTTCTTATACGGATCTGCGATAGGCTGCAGGTCTGCATGCTCGAGGACTGGTGCCCACTTGCTCTCAATTTGCTCTGAAAGATACATTTAAGTCTCCTTGTTGTTTCAGTTTTGTTTTTATAATAACAGTACTATTTATAAAAAATTAATATTAGAACTTAGCTGTTTTTGAAATTGCTTGAGCATACTTAGACATAACTGTATTAGTTACTTCTGATGTAGCTTCAAATGTGTCTTCAAGTTTGTCTTCAGTCAACGACTTTTCGGCTGGAAAATAGTTTTCTTTAACGACTTGAAGTTTTTGCTCATATGAATCCATACCTGTGTAGGTAATGTCTTCGACTAATGCGGCAAACTTTTCTGCTTCAGTAGACGCAAGGTCTTCTGAAATCTTAGCAAGCACTGATTGCTTCTTCAGCATAATGGCTTCTTCTTTAATTGCAATATTAGACTCAACTTGCTCGTCTAGCTTTGCAGTAAGCTCATCAATTTGACTTTGCATTTCAGTCATTACATCATACTTTTCTTCTGGAACGTCAATGTAATGCTCTGAGAATACTTGCTGTAAACCTTTGATAAATGACTCAGTTACTTCTGTACGAATACCGCTTTCGACAGCGATTTGATTTTCAGTCATCCAGTTTTCTGTAACATAAGAAAGATACTTATCAATGTTTTCTACCATTTGCTCCAACTGTGACTCAAACTCTACGTTTGCTGCCTCAGTAAGCTCTTCTTCAATTTGTGCAATTTCAGCACTAACTCGTGATGTAACAACAGCTTCAAATACTTCGGCTGCTTTTACTTTAAATTCTTCTGTGAGGTGCTCTTCGTCAGCAAAGAGTGCAGATAGATCAGCTTCGAAAAGAGCAGCATCTTCTAGTGCTTCTTCTTCAGTGATCGCATCTTCTTCTGATACTTCTTCGTCTTCAACGATTGCATCTTCTTCGACTACTTCGTCTTCGGCAATAACTTCGTCATCTACGTCAACGTCTTCTTTAGCAACGTTACCGGCTGATGCTTTTTTCATTACGTCAGTCTCAGATGGCTTGTCGTTCTCGAAGTTAGCAGGAGCCTCTTTAGCACCAGCTCCCTTAGGAAGAGTAGTGTCTTTAGATTCTTTGCCTGAAGCCGCTTTGCCTACAGGTGAAGTCAATCCGCCTTCCTTGTTGCCAGTACCACTAAGGTCTTGCATTTCGGGATTAGCGTTTGAATCTCCTTGAGTAGGATTAGAAGCGTCACCTTGTTGCTTATCTTTGGGGCGATTTGCAGCGCCTTCCATAAGCTCTCGGATTTTGGATTCTACACCCATGTTTATTCTCCTATTAGGTTGTATTACTTTTGTACAATATATATTTATAAAAAATTAAATTTTAGACAACTTGCTCAAAAAGTTCTCAAAGACTTCTAGTTTAACTGCTTCAAGCTCTTTTGTAGATGCAGCTAGAATTTTACCCTTAGACTCTTCAAGTTCTTTTTCTTGAAAGATGCCGTTCACAAATGTCCACTCTTTGTTTTCCATGATGCCTTGAACATACGCATCAGGAGCAGAAGGATCAGCGACAATATCAGCAGCAGTAGCTAACATGAAGTCTTCTTGTACTTCATTGACACCGTTTCTTTCTTTGAGTGAACCCAATCCACGAGAGCTAACGCCTAAGCTGGCACCCTCGTCAATAAGTTCTTTTACAATACGACCCATAGGTGTATCAAGAATCTTTGCTCTACCAATGTAGTTGTCGCCGTCTTCACGAAGACCAACAATCATATGAGAAACACGATCAAGGTTTACTGTAGGACCTTCAGGGTGTCCAAGCTCACCGTATGCTCTTTTCTTATCAATAGATTCCGCAGTGTATCGTGCAACTTCTTTCTGCATCACTTCTTTAGGATACATTCTGCCGTTACGATTCTTCAGATTAGATTGTAAGAAAACGCCTTCAATGAAGTGACTCTTCTTGCCTGTCTCTTCATTGAGTTCAGAGATATATTTAATCTCTTCTGTAACTTCTTTTATTAGTTTCATTATCCTAAGTCTCCATCAGCGCCTTGATGATCTTGTGGTCCATATCCAGATACTTTTGCAAATTCAATAATGATAGTTCCGTGGCCATTGTTGAAATCTACTACGACATCAGAATCATTTTCTTCGTTGTCTGCAAAGCCATTGAACTCAAGATCACCGTAACCAAAAAGATCCCAACATACTACGCCATTTCTTGTGATAGTAATGTCCGCATTTTTGTCAGTTGACCAATAAATTCTTCTAATATTTGCTACTGGTGAAGATTGAGTCTCGGTTGTCTTCTTTAAAGTAGTTGCCAAAGCAATAGTGGCAGAGTCGCTATTCTCGCCATGTACTTTTACAACACCCTGTACTTGTGTAAGTTTAAGAACTGTAGTTACCGCCGCCATCTCTTATCTCCAATTAGTCGTCTTTCTTTTTGTTTACTAGTCTATCTGTAGCTTTTTCAATACCAACTTTTCTTTTTTGTGCGCCTGCTCTATACTCTCTTGCTAGCCTGCCCGCTGAGTTTCTTGACTTTGCAGAACCAGTTTCAGAATCTCTTTCAAAATCCTTTCCGATTCTTTCTCTTGTACCGTAACTAGCAGTTGCTTTTTTAATGTAAGAACCTAAAGTCTTCTTAGAGACTTCTTCAATCTCTTCGACTTCTTCTTTCATTCTATCAGCAGCCCTAGACATACCTGTTGCACGGTTTTTAATCTTTCGCTCGGCATTCTTAGCACTAGCCGTTGCACTGTCTGCTGAGTCACTGTGTTGCTTTTTATCGTCATCTGTGGTTTTTCTAACACCCAGTGAAGACGATTGATAACTGCTACCAGCTTTACGCTTTGAGTCAGCCGCAAAATGTCTTGATGCTTGTGCGTTGCCTGCTTGACGGCCAATATCTTTAGCAGCTTTATTGTAATAGCTTTTTGCCAGTTTATTTGAAACTTCGTCTAGCTCAACATTTTCCTTTACTTTTTTTTTATGGTTCATATGAGCTTCTGACATAAGAATCTCAACGCCTTCTTCTTCAACGTCTACAGTCTCGATGCCATGTTCAAACATAACTTTGTACCAAGAAATGTTGCCTGCTTCGTCAGGGATAGCATGCTCACCGTGAACAGGAGTGCCTTCGCCTAGACCTTCTTTAAAGATTTTAGTTGCACACATGTGCTTGTCGCCTTCAAGTGAGCCAGCAGCTACACCGTCCATAGGCTCTTCTTTCATTTCTTTGTGTGAACAATCGCAACCTTCTTTAGGGTTCATTGGATCGCAACCACACTTGCTGCACTTAGCAGCTTCTTTGAGATTTCTAAATTCTTTAAACGTTTTCATCTTCGTCTCCAATTGTTTCGGGTTCAGCGGCAGGATCAAATTCTGTGATATGCTCTTCGCCATCTGCTAGACCCATTGCTTGTAAGTCTGGATTACTAAACACACTCTTGGCAAGCTCTTGCTTGTAGTCGTTGACGGCATCACTAGCTCTGTCAAACATAAGTGTATTGAATTTATCTTGTACCTCGGAAGCCTTGCCTTGTGCAATGCTGTCCATCATATCTCTAATAGCTGCTTGTTGATCCATTATTCTTCTCCTGTAGGCTCAACCGGAGATTCTTCTTGTTCCTGTTGAGCCATATTCATTTGATGTTGTTGATCTTGAGTAACAAATGGTTGCTCAAGTCTCAAGTCAGTTTCAATTTGTTCTATCTCTTCGTCTGTAAGCATTAACACTTCTCGTTGAACATACGACTTACTGAAAAGAGTTCCAATATAGCTTGCCATACCATTCAAAACTTCGACTCGACTTCTTAATATTTCCTGATTCTTTGACTCGGTGTAGTATGCATCTTGTGCAAACTTGTACATCAAATCATCTTTAATATCTGTCCAATCTTCTTCTGTGATAATGTTCTTTAGAATGAGCTGCGTCTTCAGTAGATCATCAAACATCACTCCAAACTTTTTACGCAATCTAGAAACAAACTTTGTAAATTTCAATTCGTCTCTGTTGATCTCAGCAGAACGACCGAAGTTAAGTCCTGCTTGTTGCTCTAGTCTAGAAACAGGAACGTTCAAAGCCTGATAGAGTTTCTTTTGGAAATACTCTACGTCTTCAATCTGTCCTAAGTTCTGGCCTGCAGGCAGAGTATCGATACTTGTACCGCTACTACCTTCTCTACGTGGCAACCAGAAGTCTTCTAGCATTGACATAAACTTTTTATCATCACGAATCTCGCCGCTACCAGCATCGTATACTAGTTTATTGCGATATCTGTCCATGATGTCTTTCAAGTATTGTTCTGCTTTATTGGTAGGTAGGTTACCAACATCAACATAAAATATTCTTCGTTCAGGAGCTCTCGTAATCCTATAGATGACTACGGCATTCTCCATCATTCTAAGTTGATTCGCAGGGCGAATGGCTTTATGCAAATATGAAAGAGGTATATTTTTATCTTGATCGACTAGACCAGATGGACAATAAGTAATAGCATCTTTCGTAATCTTTAGCGCCGAGTCGTTCTCAGGTGCTTTGTATTGACTAGGCTTAGAAGAAAGTCCTTTCTCGTTGAAGATATAAAACTCTTCGACTTTCTTAACAAACTGTACGCCTTGATCGTTTTTCTCTTTATGTATTTGCTTGATCTTTGTAATTTTACGAGGATCAATATAGCGAATGTCACGAATACCTTTTCTAGGATTTTCTGTGTCAATCACTTTATGGAAGTATAGACGACCGTCAACATACCATCGTCTGAAATAGTCTGCGGATCTGTTTTTAAAATCTAGTAACTCTACTATGTTCTCAAACTCATCCTGAATTTGTTTCTTTACCGCATTAGAAACTTTTAACTTGTCAGTGTCCAGCGTAACTGGATCTTCATTGTCAAGATTTGCAATTGCATCATCAATAATGTCTTGTATTGCCGTGTCAACATCAGCCATCAAAGAGATATCTCTATATCGTTTGATTAGTTCGGCTTCGTTATTAGCAACGCCTTCGAGGTCAAGGTAGGTACCGTAATACCCACCTGCCCGTATACTCTCTACACCACCTTCATCAGAAGGAGCCACGAAAGACTTTTCAGTCTTAGGCGGCTGCTCCCGAGTGATGTTAAACCCAAAAATATTCATTCTATATTAAGTCCTTCTTCATATTCTACGACTAGAAGTTGTCGTAGTTCTGATACTGGAATGTCACTGTAAATTCTTCAATAACGTCATTCTGTGCATACTGTAATGCAATTTCAGACATCTGAATTGGGAATGCGTTACGTAGCACATAAGTACCACCACGCAAAACGTCATCGTTTCTGTCTAGGTGTTGGACAGTAATGTCTGCTTGATAATCAGCAGGTGTTAAAACGCCTGTGTTCTCAGCAGTAGCATTCAATCCTTCCATCCAGTCTTCAAATGGCCGTCGAAGTGATTGCTGACTGTCGTTCACAATAGTAATTGTCCATGGATCAAAAATACGCTCACCTGCCAATTTAACTTCACGACCTCTGTACTGAAGGATCGCTGGGTTGACAGTAGAAGCAGGAACAGCAGCTCCTGTCACCAAAATACTATTTGAAGTATCTACGCCGGTGACATAGCTTGGAAAGCCTAGCAAGACTCTAAACTGATTAGGTCTTGCTCCTCCGGCACCTAGGCGAGCTTTAAACTCTGTAATGTTCATTTAATTCTCCTGTTTACTTTTATTTATAACCCTAGGCACCAACTTCTTCAAACGCAATACCAGTTCGAGTAGCAATGAAGTTTAGTTGGATAAAGTTGATTGACTTCGCTGGCTGTATAAAGATATCAGCTACAAACTGATTCGAGTCTACAACTTGCGCTGTATTGTTTGTACCGTCACACACAACACGGAAATCATAGATGCCTCTGCGACCTTGTACATCACGCAGGAAAGGCTCAACTAGATTTTTAAACTGTGCTCGTGTAAAGGCATCGTTAAACTCAAAGAGCTGGAACTTAGCAGCAGTTGCAATTGCCTTTTCAAGAACAATAAACAGTCTGCGAACATTAATTCTGTCAAATGCGCTTGGCTTTTCGAGCATTGTTTTATCACCAAACAAAACAATACCTGATCCAGGGAAGCCAACAACAGGATTAACTCCTGCTTTATATAGAGAGTCTCTATCAGCTTTGACAGGAGAGTATGCAAGCCTTACAGCATTTTTGATTGCGCCTCTATTCAATCCAGCAGGAGAGAACCAAGGATCAGCAACAGTATCAGTATTAGCACAAACACCTGCAGTGTCTCCATTACAAGGAACAAAAACAAATTGGTCAGTGTATCTGTTGTACATGTACTTGTAACCAGAATCAAATACTGCATAAGAACTTCTAGTATATTGTGCGACTTCTGCTACAATAGAAGTAGCTTCTGCACCTACATTGTCTACAACCGAAGCTGCTTGTGGTGAAATAAATACCATACAATCTTTGCGAACTTCTGCGATATTATCAATAACATAGTCAGCAACAAAAATAGATGCATCAGCAACAAAAATAAGATTAACATCTACAAGTTCATCGTTAGCAAACAAGTCAAACGCAGTTGTTTTATCTCCGTCTGCTACGGTCGGATCTTCTGAATCAGATGCTCCGTCTTGACCAGCATCAAAAGAAGCCATAGATTCTGCTGGAACATGGTTACTATCAAAAGTTACGCCATTTGCTACACTACCCCAGTTATTGTCTGCATCTGGATGATGTGTCCACCAAACGTATTGTGATCTTTGATTCAATACATTCTTGTAATAGTTTGAACGACCAACCGAATCTTTTGCATCAGATGCTTTAGAAACACCAGCAAATTTTTCTAAAATAGTTCCTGGTGATCCGCTAAACAAGCCGTCTTCATCGATTACAATGATATGCATCTCATCACTTGAAGCACCGGCTGTTGCTGCATATGTGGTCTCAGAAGGTGCATAGTCAAACTGTGATGCGTATTGCCATGGGCCTCTTTTGAATGCTGCTCCTGCAACTGCCACTGCTGCATTAGCAGCAAGAGTAAGAGAAGTGGCTGAAGCGATTGCTGAAATAGTACCAATCGTGTCACCGTCAGCATTTTGAATAGTATCTCCTACTAAAAGCTCATCGTCAAATGCTGTGTCAACACCAGTTACTGTAGTACTGTCAACAGCAGCAGTGATTGTTCCTGATGCATCATTAGCAGCAAAATCAGAAGCGTCAGCAAATGAAATTTTTAATGAATCACCAATATCACCTGGCCATTTGGCAGCAAACATACCGTCAGAGTCATCGGTATTACCACTAGAATGATTCTGATCATAATCAACTTCATTTGCAATGAGTTTACCTGTCGCAGAAGCGCCAGCTACACCTACTGTTGCATTCAAGGAATCTGCATGAATTGCTCGTACTACTTTAAGAGTGCTAGTATATGCTAGAAATGAAGCAGCAGCTAACCATGTTCTATAGTCAGTGCCAGTTTTAGATGGTTCGCCAAATCGGCGAGCTAATTCGTTTTCAGAACTAATAGTAACAACTTCATTAGCTGGCCCCCATTTAAATATTCCTGCAGTGCCACCAATAGATGATCCGACTGCAGGAACTACTGAAGTGAGGTCTCTCTCTGTTACCTGGACTCCAGGTGATAGCTGAAAAGCCATATTTATTCTCCTCGTTAAAAAACAGACAACATTTTATTGTTATTTCGTCTGATTATTTATAACTTTTTAATATTTGAACCCGCTGTCTTTGAGTCGTTTACTGTACTCATCATCCATCAACCAATAATCTCCCCCTGCAACCCATGCCTGAGGTTCTTCATTACTCTTTCTCATTACAAAAGGCGTGAGATTTTGAGTAATACTTTCCATCTGTTGATTATAAAGACCTTCTCGTGTGTTCACATCTACTAATTCTTTGAAGAACGGCATAGTAGATAGCCAACCGAACAAGACCATACACATCACACAGTCGTCATTGTAGCCTTCGTCTGCTTGATAAGTATTGCCTTTCTCAACAAATGTAGAGATTTCACTGATGATGTCAGCGTCAAATACTAATAATTTTTTTTCTTCCATAAGAGACTTGAAGTTAAAACAACCTTGTCTCTTTACTTGTTTAGATGTATTGACACCGAGTCTTGTAGATTTACCAAAGCCTGGAGATACATACTGTCTAGATTTTTCTGTCACCGTACTAAAGATATTGTCGTATTCTATTTCTTCGTGTAATATCTCTACTACTTGCCCGCCTATGTCGTTGTTTTCAATCAAGACAAATGCGTTATTATAATCTTGTCCTACCTTTGCTATGACGTTAGGATATAACATCGGAGCTATTTTGTTGTTTCTGTATTTTGCTACCACTTTATATGGCATGTCAGTAATATCAACAACAACAAATGCTGAGTAGTCACCGCCTATTCCTCTGGCAGTGTCTACTGTAATACAATAAAAATGATTCTCTTTCGGGTCTTCGTATATGTCAATACCAGTACCTTCGTGATTGTCATACAGAGGATCTACTGAACTCAATGCTCCAATCGTTCTCGCATTGATGAGTGTGTTTGATGAACCCAAGAACTCACATAGAACTTCCTGCGTGAACTTGAGTTCGCCTAGTAGTTTAAGTTGTTCTTCTGCCCACTTCTCGTCTCTTCCAGGTATCTCTGTATAGTGAATGAAGTGATTTACAAATCCATTCGCATTCTTTTCTGCCTCGTTCCAAAACTTCCAGAAATGATTGTATCCCAAAGGCGTAGATGTCAGTAGAATCTTTGTAGTTTCACCAGCAGAAATTGTAGGATATACTGATGCAAAAAACTCGTCTGCTACATTGTTTGGAATAATTGCCGCTTCGTCAATGTACAACCAGTTTACAGACTTACCACGAATACCTGATGTTGTTGTCGCTGCTGTGAATACACGACAGTTGTTTTCTAAATCAACATCACCTTTGTTCCATGTCTTTACGCCTTGCTGCATCCATATCGGCAAGTTCTCATACATGGTCTGATAACGCAACAACACTTCTCTAGCAGAGGCAGTTTTGTTTGCCATGATAGCTACAGTTTTGTCAGCGTTGAAAATAGTATAGTGTAGAATACATGCAGCAGCAGTTACAGTCTTACCCTGCTGTCTGCCTTCCATAAGAATAACCTTACGATTATTCATAATGATATCTACTTTTGTCTTTTGACAGTCGTAGAGCTTGAACAACTGAAGACCGTTGTCCAGAGTTACAATGTGGCAATAATTCTCAATAAAATAAATTGGATCATCTTGACACTTTAAATACTCTTTAATTTGTTCTTGAGTGAAGTCGTGCTTGTGACCAATAGATTTTAGATTAGGATTGCCATGATAAGAAGTTTCTTCACTCATGTTCTATTACTTGCTCGTCTTTTAAAGCTCTCAATAAATCTTTTGTGCTACCGACAAACAAATTATTATTTGTCACGGCAGCATTGCTTGCTTTAATCTCTTCGCCTTTCACTTTCTTTGCTTTCTCTTGTACTTCCATCATAGCGTTTGCATTGTCTTGTAACGCTTTGATTAGCTGACCTGCGACTTCATACGCTCTAGGCTGATCGCTGTTCTTTGCGATGTGTAGCATGCCTTTGATAGCTTCTTCACTGTAGTCAGCAGTCCTTCTCAGAATATCTCTTGCTTCCTGAAAATCAGTTTCAAGGTCCTTTGCTGCATCAGCAGGAGGAGCAGGCAAGTTATTCTCTTCTCTTGTCTTCTTTAGATTAGACTCAAGAGCTTTTGTCTTATCTTTTGTGTCAAATGTTTCGTCTAAACTGTCAAATGGATTATTCAATTGGGTCACCAAAACTCTCAAGTATACTAGTTATATATTCATATTCATCTGCAGGTGTCAGAGATTTATCTACAACACCATTATTTCCTATTGTCGATGTACTTTTTACTCTAACATCTAACAAATCATCATTCTCATATAATTTGGCAATTGACTCCTTAATTACTCCAGTATTTTCTACTGGACCATAAAAGTTAAGTCTCATTGTAAAATTAAAAGTCCAAATAATACTCTGTCTATCTGCTAAATCGCCTTCGTAATTATCATCATAATCTATGCTATCCATTGTGATTTTAATATCACGCTTAATTCCAAGAACAGGCAACTCATTTACCGTGATATTGAAATCTGGATTAAAGAATGGTAATATTTGCTCTACGATTCTTAGACCATCTTCTTGATTTTTTGCAAACACATACAACGCAAGTGACATATTGTATGGAGTAGCCACGTATGATGTTCTTACTGTGTTTGTGTTATCGCCTTCTCCTACTGCTTTATTTCTTTGTATAGGAGAAACTTTACGTGTAGGATCATAAGTCAGTTGTTGTATCTCAAAGCCCATACGAGGCAGAACTATAGCTACTTCACCACGAGATTCTGCATCAGGGATCAATGCAATACGAGACAAGAACTTCTGTTTTGTAGAGTAAGCAAGAGGAACTCGCATAACTTGAGCAGTCTCTCCCTCAGAAGTTTGTCTTTCAATTCTAATATTATTAAAAATCATACCAAAGGCTACAATAGCCTTTCTGATGTGCTCATGATAGAACTGTGTATCTTTAAACATTAGCCAATCTCCCCGAATGGATTAACTTCAGAGAAATCTAAAATATCAGATGCTTCATTTTCCGTAATGAAGTTAGTATTATCAGTATTTGCATTAGCCTTGGTAAGAGCATAGTCTTCTAATATAATAGAAGTGCCATCTTCTTGGAGTAATAATGTGTCGTCTTCTAATAAGAATTGATACAAGAACATGTCGATGTTTTGTTCAGCATAAATGTTATCAATAATAGAAATACCAGTCTGAATAACTTCTGAAGAATATTCAAACAATTCACATTGCATCTTAAATATATTTATTTTACTTAATTGATAGAAAGGATTCTGAAAGTCTACTAGTTTTATTTCAAACATCGAACCAGTCAGAGGAAAGAATAATAAGTCTCCTTCAGACGGTCTTGCTTCTAAAGGAAATACGCCGCCTGATGTCAGAACCAAGTCTTCCCATCTTCTTTTTGCTAGAACAAATGTTGCTTGGTCTCTTATCTCAATGCCAAACTTGGTAAACAGATCTCCTTGACCTTCGAATCCATCTACATTCTCAAAATACATTTCAAGAGGATATGCTTGAGTAAACTGAGACAAAGTATCTTCATCAAAGATATCGTCTGTATTTACCCGGGTTCGAGGAAGATAGTAAATATCGTGGCCGTAAATCTTCAAGCTCTCAATGACAAGGTCTTCTACAAGACGCTGCTCATTAGTAGTTCCGCTTGTCAGTCCACTTTGAAAATAAAAGTTAGTAGGCATAAGACTATCCTACATAGAACGAAGGTGGTAGTTCGTAGCGAGACTGCATCTCGTCTTCTATAGCATTGATTTCTGTAATAGCTTCTTCAAATATTTTGTCGCCGTTTAGTGTAACGCCACCAGGCATTTGAATACCGCCAAACTTCTTCATGTTTTCGCCCCACTGTCTTTTGATAAGAGCGGTAGCATATTTCTTCAACCACATGTCATCATAAACTTCTGAGTATTCTGCTGGATCTAATATAGCATACGCTTCTGCTACTACATAGTCGCCTGGGTTGAATGTCTTGTCCCAGTCAGTGTCAATGTAGAGTCTATCTGTTTTTCTGTTCCATCTAATCTGTCTGTCACTTATGAGAAGTTCTTCAAGTGTTTGTAGATGTGATTGTACCATTGAATAGTAAATCATATCAGCGCCCATCAGATTGTACAGATCATTCTGTCTGAATTGATACTGTAGATCAAATAGGTTGCCGTCTCGTGTGTTTGCAGTTGCAGCGCCGCCGAAGTTAAACAGTCTGACAATACCTGTAATGCCGTTGCTGATAGGAATATATTTGTTATCCATATCACCTGCAACATAAGGAGTCGTATCAAGTATTGCAGTAGAACCAGACAGAGATCCTGTTATGCTCTCTCCTGCTTGAAACTCTCCTGCTGTATCTTCAATAGTAAGAGTGGAGCCATCTCCTCCTTTAACTAATGCACTTGCGCCAGAGGTTGAACCAGTAACTCTATCGTTGTTTGTAAACGTATCGCCAACCGATGTAGTTAAATTAAGAGTAGATCCAGTTATTCTGTGCTGAACATATGTGCGTTCAGTTCCATCAAAGTGATACTCTTGCCATCTTTGAATTGCATCATCTATTCTGTCGTTGACTTGATCTTCATCGACATTAATTTCAATTACAGGAAAGCCTAGCCTACGCAAACAATAGTCTATTAGTTCCTGTCTTGTTGATAATGCCATTACGCCAGTGTTCCTAAATCTTCTGTAGTAAGTACTCCATTAGGAGTATCTAAAGAATCGTATTCACGAGTCAAAGATTGTCCAAATGCATCTGTAGAAGCTCCAGACAAAGTTCCTAAATCTCCTGAAGGAAACTGAACTGATGGATCACCCACAGAAAAATTTGCAATTTCGACAATACTTCCGTCTGACTTCTTTGAATACAATGATTTGTCATCTAAGTTCATAGCGATTTCGCCTACCTCTAAATCTTCCGAGGTAGGCGCACCGGTCACTTCACTTCTTTTAGGTTTTATTACTATAGCCATAAGATACTACCTTAGTTTAGCAGAGTGCCAGCAGCATTATAGATATCAATTCTATTTGCTGTCACAGTTGCAGCAGTTGCATAGTAAGCACTTGACTGACCATCAAGCAAATCAGCATCTAGTCCTGAACCAGAACCGTCAACTGTTTTGATTTTGCTTAAAACATCTGCGGCAGTGTAAGAGCTTGAAGCCAACTTAGCATTTAACTGAGTTTGAATGTTGCTAGTAACACCATCAACATAATTCAACTCAGCGGTAGTAGCAGTAACACCATCTAGCTTATTGATCTCTGCTGCTGTTGCAGTAATACTAAGATCGCCTAAGTCTTGAACAGCGGAGTCTGCTTTAGAGCCTTGTGAAGCAGTAGCATAAGCACTTGCAGCAGTTGTCGCAGCAGTACCTAAACCCAATGTAGTCCTTGCAGCAGCGGCATCAGCATCATCTACAAGCGTAAGACCAAATGCACTTACAGCAGATGAATTCAGCTTTGTTGCAATACTATTAGTTACTGTAGTAGAGAAATTAGCATCATCACCTAATGCAGCAGCCAACTCATTTAGAGTGTTCAAAGCATCTGGTGAAGAATCAATTACAGCAGCTACAGCAGTTGTCGCAGCACTATCTGCATAGGTCTTAGTAGCAACAGTAGAATCAATAGAAACTTCTCCTGAACTAACATCTATACCAGTACCGCCAGTGATAAGTCCTTGTACTTCTGCATCAGTTCTTTCAGTAAAACTAACAACACCTGTAGTACTGTTGTATGCTAAGTCGCCTGAAGCACTAATTGCTGCTCTAGCATCAGAGTCAGCGTACATAGTAGGTTCAGTATAACTAACAACACCTGTAGTACTGTTGTATGCTAAGTCGCCTGAAGCACTAATTGCTGCTCTAGCATCAGAGTCAGCGTACATAGTAG